ATGCCGTAGCGCTCGGGGTTGCGACTGATCCACTCAAGGCAGCTGTCGATCACTGGACAAGTCGCGCAGATTGCTTTCGCACGTTCCACGCCTTGCCAGTCACCACGCACCGGGAACATCACGTCGGTGAGTCCCTTGCACGCTGCTCGATCAGACCAGTGGCTCACGTCGGACCACACGAACGGTGGTAGGCGATCTCGGCTTGCAGTGCGTCGACGAGTCGATCGAGATGCGCGATGCGTCGGCGACAGACCTCGAGAGTTTCGATGCTGTCGCTGAGCACCTCGCGATCAATCTCTGCAGCCAGGAACTCCTCGAGCAGTCGTGCTTTCATGCGGTCGATCTGGTGTTCGTTCACGGCTTGTCTCCGATCATTGCCATGAGGGTGGTGAAGGCTTCGCCGGTCATGGCGACGTACCAGTCAGCGGGGTTTGTTTTGCGTGTGCGTTTGAACCACACGACGCCGAACCGGCGACCGCCGTTTGCTGCTTGATCGTTTGCTCGATCGAGCCAGTGCGACAGTTGGCCGGCGTAGCTCGAGTAGTTCTTCACGTCGATGCTCGGCCATTCGATGATCGGAACGAACAGATCGCCACGGTCATCAGTTGCGCCGGCTGGGATGCGTTGCGCGCGCACGCCAAGAGTTGCGAGATACTCGACGACGGCACGCTCTGCGTCTGAGCCTTTGCGTTTCTGTGGGTTGGTCACAGCACGCCGCCACTGATGAGCCAGACCCACAGCATCACGATGAACACGATGCAGAAGACTGCGACCATTGCGAGCCAGTCGGACTTCATCGCTTGACCGGCCATGCGAAGATGCCGACCGCTGCAGCTGCACACAATGCAACTAGGGCGATCATCGGGCCGAGAAGATCAGACTGCGCGATCGCTTCGACTGGTGCCGGCAGCAATGCAAAGCCGACGACGAGTGCGCTGAACTGCAGCGTCTGTTTCAACGTTGAGCGCTTCACGCTGCACCGTCCGGCGTGAAGTTGCTCGGATGGTGATAGCGAGCAGCAATCTGTCCCCACTCGTCATCGCTGACGCGTGAGTAGTTCGTCACTGTTTGTGAGCGCTTTGTCTCTGCGCAGTTATGGCCGAGAAACGCTTGAGCCTGAGCTGCGTCATCGTCGTGCCAGAACACTTTGCGACAGTTGGCGCAGGTGATGTTCGCCCCGCTCATGCCGCACGCTCTGGGGTCGTGATGTGGCGGTCGATGATACCTGAGTTTGTCGGGTTGTGCCTCATGGGTGTGACAAGGTAAGCCCGATGTCCCAGATAGTCAAGGACCCTCTGAGATCGCCCCTGATTGCCCCCTGTGTGGCGCTTAGAGCGCCTGCGAGGATCATCGTAGGTAGTTGGGCTAGACGCAGAAGATCCCCCGCCGTGGCCTATTGGCACTAGCGGGGGATCTTCGCAGACCGGCTCAGTTAGGTGTTGCGGGCTCAGCCCTTGAAGGTCTGATCGCTTCCATTCGCAGCAGCAGGGGACTGCGTGATCGAGCCGGGGATCTTGCTCAGAGAATCTCTGAGCCTGGAGGGATGGTGGCGTTTACTGGCAGCGTCATCAGTGAGGTGGTGCCCTTGTCGCCGATGCCAGCCGAAGCGATCGAGCTCAGAAGACTGAGCACGCCAGCGGTGGCGGCGGTGCCGGCGATGGCTTGCCAGTCGGCGGTGAACCAATCGAAGGTCGTGGCAGCCAGCACGGCGATGAGCGCCTGAGCGACTGTCTTGATCGCGCGCTCAGCGGCTGACTTCCAGAAGGTGGCGGTGAACATGGTCATGGCTCCTGTGTTGATTGGGTGAGAACGGTGAAGGGTTCGCAGACGCTCGTCGAGTGCAGCGCAGCTGCTCGCAGCGCCATCTCGACTCGAGCTGCTGGGTCGCCTTGAGTTGAGGCCAGTGAGCCGAGCGCTAGGTGATCGCCGCAGCCGATGGCTTCGTAACCGAGCATTGATCTGCCGACGTGGTAATCCTCGTCGATGCAGTAGAGAGCGCCCCGATAGCCGACCAGGAACACTCCCCCGCTGTCTTCGTTGTCGCTGCTCTTGGCAAAGCCTCCCTGGTGGAAGAGCTTGCGGCAGGCGTCGACGAAGACGGTGCACATGTGGCTCATGTCGTCGTCGACCATTTGCTTCGGCACCTTGAGTCGGTACTGCAGCAGCTGGCCCATGCGGAACGAGTCGCAGTAGCCGATCAGATACTCACCAACGGTGAACACTTTCGGCTCGGTGTAGCGAGTGATGCGTGTGTCTTCGACTGCAGCGGCGTCGCCGCCGATGATGACGGTGCCGTCATGCTCGAGGCCGACGATGCAGGTCACGACTCACGCTTCCAGAGGTAGGCGTTGCGAAGGTGCACGACCATCCACACGCAGGCGAGGACGGTGAAGGCGGGCAGCGGTTGAGGTCCGAGCGTTGAGTAGGCGAGAAAAGGCACGCCGGTCAGTGATGCGGTCAGGCACCAGCCCCACCAGATGCGACGCTCGATGACGAGCGCGTAGACGCCGAGGCCAGCCAGATCGCAGGCGAGTATCAGCCACGACCAGACCTGCTCACTCATCTTCGAGTTCGTCGAGGAAAGCAACCAGAGACTCATCCATTGCTTCGTCGCTGGCGTCTGACCAGACGGCGTAGAGACAGTCGGCGTAGCCGGCGAGGTCGACGATCGAGTCACGCACCATGTCGGCGGTGAACTGCTGATCAAGTGCGTTGCCGATGCGTGAGAGCTTGACGCTCAACATGAAAGCGACTGCCTCAGGCACACTGAGAGTGACGCCAGTGATCGCTTCAAAGATCTCGGCGGTGCGGCCGTAGTCGATGCTGGGATGGTTGTAGAGAGCACCGCGATTGCCGTGCACCAGGCGATCGGCTTCGGCGGTGACTGAGTCCCAGAGTGGTCTCGGTTGAGTGTCCACGATTGCCTCCCTGCAGGCGGTGGTCAGTAGATGTGAGAGGTGAACTTGGCGAGGCTGACGCCTTCGTAGCGGCGGCACAGATAGTCAAGGCTGACGAACATGGGGTCGTAGCTGCCGTCTTCGACCTGGTGCTTGACGATGAGGCCACGCCAGTGAGCGTTGCCCTGCGGGCCCTTGTAGTCCTCGTCGTGCAGATAGCAAGCGCCGGCGATGAGTCCGTGATGGCTTCGACCGGCGACGAAACGAATGGCGTAGTCGAGTGTCTGCTGGTGGCCCATTGTGAAGGTGTGGCCGATCTGCTTGAGTCGACCTGCCGCTGCGCCGCCCAATGGGCGGCCACTCATCGGCTGGACATAGACATGGCAGTAGCCGACACCATCGATGAACACTGGCTCGAGGTAGCGATGCACCTTCCAGCCGTGCGCTTCGTAGTTGAGATCGTCGGTGGAGATGAGGCCGTGCAGCTTGGGGTCATCGTTGGTCGCCCGGTTGATGCGGTCCTCATGGTTGCCGAGCGTCAGATGCAATTCGGGCTTGTAGAGCTTGTCCTTGACTCGGCGCTGGTGATCGTTAAAGCGCTCAAGCGGTGCGCACAGAATGTCGAAGGCTTCGTTGGCTGCTTCGATGTCATCGTTGTAGCGGCGACCTTCAAAGGATCGCTTGCCGATGTCGTAACTGGACAGGCTTGGCATGTCTGCATGGTCGCCAAGGTGCACGATCACGTCGGGCTTGCGCTCAATGATGTAGGCACCGATCCACTCAAGGTGGCTGGTCGGGACTCCTGGCTTGGCTTGTGTGTCAGGAATGACTAGGTGCGTGCGCGTTGAATCAGACATGCAGTCGCCCGTCTGTTGAGGGAAAGAACTACCAGCGACGCTTGCCGCGATGATGCACAGCCTCATGGCGGTGCAGCTCGTCGGTGACAGCGTCGAAGCGTGCGTCGACCTTGGCGTCGACGGCACGAACATCGCCGCCGATCTGCTTCACGTCGCCGATCAACTCGTCGAAGCGTTCAGCGTTGGCGCGCGCGTTCTGGTCGTGCTGGTCACGGTTCTCGGTGCGCAGCTTCACGATCTGCACGACGAGAGTGGTGATGGCTCCGAGCACCAGTGTGATGCCGGTGAGGATTGCGACCCACTCGGCAGCGCCGAAGCCGGGACCGTCGCTGATGGCCGTCGAGGCTTGGGCGAGCATGGCGAGTTACTTCTTGGAAGCGTTGATCGAAGGCACCAGACCGAAGTTGCCGAGGATTGCAGGGTCAACGTCGCCGATCATTGTGATGCCAGCCTGCACTGCTGAGGCATACGCCGCAGCGTCAAGGTGCACGGCAATGTTGCCTGGCTGGGTGATTCGATAGACCGCACCATCACGGGGGTCACGAATGAGAGCGTCTTTCACGTCGTCCTCCTCAGGACTTGGAGTTGGTTGGCTGACGATCGCTTCAACAAGAAGCTGATCGAGAGCTGCACGATCGGGATGGCGTGACCATGCGTCTGAGCGATCCCAAGGTTGGACATCGCCGTGGCAGAACAGACCGGGACGATTGAGTGCGTCGGTGCCGATCCATTCAGCGTTGGCTGCGACATCAATCCCGAGGAACGTCCACAGCGCACGGATGGCTTCGCCTGCTCGAGCAATCATTGCTTGAGTGTTGGCATCGTCGGGGCTGAGATCAGCACTGCGACCAGCGAGACAGATGTGCCAGGTGCGCGAGTTGTAGCCAGAGGCGGCGACGCTGAAGGTGGTGTAGTCCGGCGGGACCAGCACGACCGTTTCTTCACTGTCGACGATGCAGGCATAGGAGCCGGGATCGCTGCGTCGAGCAATGAAGCCGGCGAGGTTGCGTGCCGTTCCTGGTCCGGTCGGACCCTCAGAGGTGTGCACGCCGATCGCATAGGTCGGCGTTGTGTTCCTTGAGGGATAGAACTGCGGCGAGGCTGGTGGATTGTCGAGCAGGTAGTAGCCCATTAGACCGGTGCGCCGTATGGGCCGATGTCTTCAACCGTGAAAACAGTGGGGGAATTGCCGCCGTAGATTCTGAGCGTTCCAGTAGAAGCAGCAGCGGTCACATCAAACGTCAAGGTTGTTGTTGACGTAGCCCTAAAAACCCCAAAGACTGTGATGCTTTGATCACCGAAAGTTGACGGGTTCTGTGCAATGCCTGAAGCAACACTTGCCCCCCCTGCGCGCATGTTGAAACTGTTACCCGCATTCAGGGTTGTATTCAAAAAACGACAAGAAAACAAGCAGCGGTAGTACCTTCCATTCACCACAGAGACAGACCCGGTGATGTTGGGAATTGTCGCTGATGTTGTGAAATCGCGCGTAGAAACTGTGTCCACGGCGTACAACTGCACACCCCACGGAGCATTCCACCCTGGACCTTTGCGCCATGTTGTGCCGTTGTAGGTGTAGAGGCCCTCGTTGGCGTCGTTGCTGCCGATGTAGGCAACCATGCCGTCTTCGGGCGCAGTGATCGCTGCATCGCGTGCAGCGGTCGTCGCAAAAAACATGACCGACTGCTCCATCAGGTAGTTGTTCATGTCTGCCGACGTGAGCACCGATGCAGCTGTGAATGGTTTGTAACCAGAACCCATGAGGGTCTCCTAGTGTCCGTGAAGTTGGGGGTATTACTTAGGCAGGTGCGCCGGCAGGGCCCATGTCTTCGATGATCAGACTCGAACCGACGTTGACTGTGACCGTCCCACTGCCAGAGATCATTTTGACTCCAAGCCCTCGAGTCATCGAGCTACCAGTCGTAGTAAAAGTCACTTCTTGCATGTTGCACATGGGGGCCGTGTTGGCTGGCATGTATTGCTGATAGGACCTTGTGATCGTTGAGCCGTTACCAATACCAAACTCCAGAGTCCCAACTGCGCTGCCCACCCAGTAAAAGTTGACGCGCGCGCGATAAAGGCGATTTGCGACAGGCGTGCCAGTCCAAGAAAGCGTTGATGGGAAGCCGAGAGTGTTGAAGGCGTAAGCCGCACTAGTGCCGAGAACGACTTCGGTGACGTGACCCCACGGCGCATTCCAGCCTGGACCCTTGCGCCAAGCGGTGCCGTTGTAGGTGTAGAGACCCTCGTTGGCATCGTTGCTTCCGACGTAGGCAACCATGCCGTCTTCGGGGGCAGTGATGGCGGTGTCGCGTGCAGTCGTGTTGGCGAAATACATCACCGTCTGCTCTTGGCAGTAGTTGTTGAGATCGCTGGCGGTAAGCACAGCGCCTGATGTGAAGACTTTGTAGCCAGAACCCATTGCGGTGATCTCCTGCTAGTAGGCGAGCTTGTTTTGATCCAAGACGCCGAGGGTTGCGTTGTCGAGAATGAAAAAGCCGGTGTAGAACGTGGCGCTCGAGAGGCCGAGCGTGGTGCTCCAGTTGCCGGGCGTGATTGTGTGACCGATTGATTCAACAAAGCAGTCGCGCTGCACAGCCGAGCCGCCGCCAGGCACTGCGAACTTCACCGCCACACGATCACGAATCTTGCGTGAGAGCAGATCGGGATACAGCGTCGACGGATTGCCCTGGGGTGCAAACCGAATCTCTTCTGGTCGCAGCTCAGGGTTCGCATACTGCGAAGCCAGGAACAGGGCGAGGTTCTGTGCTTGTGTCTGTCCGTAGGCGGCATTGCCGCCAACGTCGGAAACAATCGGCACCTCGATGGCAAGAGTGCGTGCGCCATAGAGAGAGATCGATTCAGCGTTTGAGACGATGACGGTGGTGCCGGTGAGTTCCTCGCCGGTGACTGCGTTCGTAACTTTGCGGTCGATCTTGACGATGTTGTAGATCAGCGAGTCGTCATAGACAATCGAGGTGCCGACGAACTTTTTGCCGGCAGCGTCGGTGGTGTCGTAGGTCGACTGCACTGTGATCGAGCGATCGTCAGAGATGATGGCGTCACGGTCGGCGAAGATGACAGTGCCGTCGTCGTCGACGTAGATGACGCCTGCGTCTGCAGCTGCTGCTTCTTGCAGCATGTCCAGCGGCGTCTTGGTGGCGTCCTGTGCGGCGAGGTAGGTGGTGCCTTCGTCGATGTCGCGCAGATTGTCTGGCCAGCCGATGGCATCGAGGATGGTTTCGATGCGAAGCCCTGGCAGGTCGGTGCCGGTTCCGATGATCGGTGTCGTTGATACGCCGCCAGAGACGTTGACGCTGCCAGTTGTTTCCGAGCCAACCACGTCGATCGAAGAGACGCCGAAGCCGCCGCCGTCTGATGGGTTTGAGACGGCCACGTCGAAGCTGGTGGTTGCGCTTGACGAGATACTCGCTGATGAGGGCAAGCCGCCGATGATGTTGGACAGTGGCTTGAAAGCATCAGAGCAAGAGATCGTGGCAGTGGCGTCGCCAATGCCTGCGTCTGCGTAGTCAAAGGTCCACGAGTCAATGAAGCCACGAAAGATCGGATAGGTGACGCCGTTCCACGTTGCACGAATCACGACAGGGATTGATGGCACGACGCCAGTGACGCCAACGGTGGCGTTGTAGTACGGGCTGGCTGTGTTGGTTGGGTCGAATGATCGGTCGCGATTGTCCAGCGTGATCGTTGCCGTGCCAGTACCGAAACGCTCAAGCGCTCGACGCCGGCCACGGTTAGTGGTAATTGACCGCACCGATGTGGAGATGTCGTAGAAGAACGCACCGTCGCCAAGGGTGGCAGTGTTGAGACCAGGGCCCACACTAAGAATGAGCCGGCTGCCCGTGTTCGCACCGACGACCGAAGGTGCGAAGAGCACCTCAAGCGTTGGCATGTTGGCGAGGCTCATGGCACAAGTACCGTTGCGCCTCGACGACTAGCGCGCGCGATGGCGTCGATCACGACGCGCTCGATGGCGTCGGGATCTCCTGCGACGGTGTTGATCGTGACGTTGATTGCAGGACCGCCGCCGAGACCGTTGCCACTGAACAGTGCCTTCTGCTGCTGCGGGTTCAGGATCATCTCGTTGTCATGCAGCACAGCGAGACCAGAGCCGCCACCGGCTCCAGTGTTGAAGACGCCGCCAGTGGCGAACTCTGGAATCGAGAAAGTCTTGCCGGCGATGAGTGCGCCGACGCCGGTGTATTTCACCCAATCAGGAACGGTGACGGAGAAGCCGCCGAGGGTGTTGTTCCACATGTTCTTGATGCCATTGAAGGCAGCCTCAAAGGGTGCAGTGATTGCGTTGCTGATTCCTGAGAAGACGTTGCCGATGATGTCCTTCGCGGTCTGGAAGAATCCCCAAACCGTTGCGATGCCGTTCTTGATGCTTTCAAACACTGTCGAGATGACGCCCCAAGCGGTGCTGATCTTTGAAGAGACGTTGTCCCAGACCACTCGAACTATTTCCCACAGTTTCTGATACCAGGGGATGAGGTAGTTGACGATGTAGCCGTAGATCGCATCCCAGATCGGCTTGATGATGTTGTTCCAGACTTCGCTGATCTTCTCGCTGATCCACGTCCACACATTTTGAAAGACACCCCACAGGAAGGTGACGTAAGGGATCAAGATGTTGGTGATGTAAAAAGAGATCGCATCCCAGATCGGCTTGATGATGCCCCAAACAAAGCTAGTGACGGCTTGAATCTTTGACCAGACGTTTTCCCAGTTGGCCTGCAGCCACTTGATAATGCCAACGAGCAGCACGATCGGCACGATGATGACGCTGCCGAGGATTGCGATGATCGCTGCGTAGGCTTTGTGATCCATAACCCACTGCCAGACCTGGTCCCAGTTGTTCCAGAGATAGATCACCGCAGCAACCATTGCCGCAATAGCGACGCCGATCGCAATGAACGGCGCAGCTGCAGCAACGGTCGCAGCAGCTGCTGCAATCATTGAGACGGTGTAGGCAGCAAGCACTACAAGCAGTACGCCGCCGAGCACGCCGGCGACGATCTTCATGGTGTCGCCGTTCTCGGTCATCCATTTTGTCAGCTGCTCGACCTTGGGGCCGAGCTGATCCATGACCTCGCCGATCTTGTTGAAGACCTTGGTGGCGATTGGTTCGATGGCCAAGAACACACGGTTCTTGAGCATGGTCAGTTTCTCGGCGAAGTCTTGAGTGTCTGCACTTGCGCCGAGGATGGTTTCGCCGCCGCCTGCGATGGCTGCGGTCATGTCTTCATAGGAGAGCTTGCCTTCACGAATGAGGGCTGCGAGTTTCGGGCCGGCCTTTGCGCCGAACACGTCGAGCGCAATGCCTGCGCCAGCAACGTCGCTAGGTGCGCCCTTGATTGCGTTGAAGGTTTCGCTGAAGACGCTCGAGGCGTCTTTGCCTTGCTTGGCTGCAGTCGCCAGGGACTTCGACAGCGCCGGCATTACATCGCCAGCGTCGACGCCAGCCTTGGCGAGTGTGGCGAGGAAGCCTGCGGACTGGTCGAAAGAGAGACCAACTTCACGCAGAACAACGCCGGCTCCACTCATGGTGCCGGCAAGTTCCGCAACCGACACGCCAGAGGCTTGCGAGGCACGGAAGAGGAGATCGAGTTTGCCCGATTGGTCAGCAGCACCGACGCCGAAGTTGTTGAACACGTCGGTGACTGCTGTGAGGTTGCCGCCGAGATCGGTGCCGGTCATGCGTGACAGCTCGAGCACCTGGCTAGAGAGTGTCTGCAGTGGTGCGCCGGTGAGGCCGAGCTTCTGTGAGAAGACGGTGATGGCTTTGCCAGCATCGCCGAACGATGCAGGCACTGTGCCGGCGACCGCTTTCATGTCGGCTTGCAGTGCCTCGAGTGCGGGGCCGGTTGCGCCGGTGCCGATGCGAATGTTGTCGAAGGCTTCGTCGAATGACGACCCGATCTCGAACAGTCCGGCAGCGACTGCGCCAGCACCGATCATGATGCCAGCGCCAGCGACCTTTGCTGCGCCTGAAAGTTTCGTCGAGATGCTTGTGGTCGACTTCGCCAGCTTGTCTAGTTCTGACTGCGCCCGGTTGAGGCCCTTCGCATCGAACTGAGAGATGACATTCAGATTGACAGCCATGGCGTCCTCAGTCCTGCGTTAGTCGAGCTTGCGTTGCAGCTCGTTCTCAAACTTGTTGATCGTCTCGAGCACTGACCGAGTGATCGCTTGCTCGCCGCCCTTGGCATCCCATGCACGCCAGATCAGGCGAGATGGTCTGCCGCCACGCAGCGTGATGGCGTTGACAAAGCTGATGCCAGCAGTGCCACTGCCCGAGGATTTCTTGCCAGCGAGTTCGTACACTGCGCCGGCGGCTGACTTGTTCTGAATGCGCCAGGCGGCCGAGGTTGCAGAGCCTTTGCTTCGACTTCCACCTTGGCGGACGACGATGCCCTTCAGCACCTCTGATTGATCCCAGCCGAGTCGACTACTCCACACGCCGTTGCCGCCGCTCTTCCAGTTGCGCATCGCAACGGAAGGGACGTAGGACTTAGCCAGGGACGAGACAGGAGTGATGAAGCTCTTGATCTCTTTGTCCATCGCTTTGCGAAGATCAGCGTCTGCGAGTTTCAATTGTTTCTTGAACTCGTTGTAGCCGTTCAAGACGACGGTGGTTTCGAGTCCACCGCTCTCGATTTCGGTGGCCATGCCCTTGACCTTCTTGGCCATGACTACCCCTTCCGAGACTGTTCTTTCAGTACCGCAACGATCGCCCAGAACACGTCCGGTGGAGTGTCGAGCAGATCGTTGGGTGCGATGCTGGTGGCAACAGAGACCTGCGCCACCAGCATCGTCATGCTTTCTCTAAAGGGACGCGCGGCTCGTCGCCGGCTTCGATCGAGTCAATGTCATCAAGCCACTCATCGAACGGCTTGACCACAAGACCCGAAACGTGCGAACCCTTCCAGGCTGCCCAGCAGAGCGCTTCGTAAGAGGCGTCCTGGCCGAACAGTTGAGTCATCGGTTTAGCGAACTGACGCTCGGCAGCAACGATGACCTTCGGTGTAACGGGGATCTCATACGGCTCGCCCTGTGCAGGAACGACCCGAAGACGCATGAGAGCAGCCATGACTAAGCCGTCGCCTTCGCGATGGTGCCGTCGATCGGCCAGGTGATTGAGGCAGCGGCGAGTTCGCCGACCTGCGCATCAAGTGGCATCCATTCGGTGACAAGCGCCGAGAAGGTGTACGACGGATTGGCGGTGCCGGTGGCGGTGCCGTTCGGCTTGACAATGACAGCAGCGGTGCTGCCGATCAATGGGTAGAGCGTGGCTTCGACTGACGCAGCTGCGAAGTCTTGGTTGAAGTCGATCGCTACTGACGAGTCAGCGAGACCGGCGACGCGACGCACGGCAGTGTTGCCGAATGTCGTGGTCTCGATCTCGGCGCGCGTTGTTGAGAGTGTCACCTTGGTGATGTGGCTTGAGAGGTCCACGCCGCCGATGGAGACGTTGGCATTAGTGATGACGATGGCCATGACGGCTTAGTCCTCCTGGGTAGATGTTGCTGGTTCGACCTTGGTGGTCTTGGACTTGGTGCTTGCGAGATGACCAGCACCGATGAGGTGCTCGATGTCGCAACCCTCGAGGTCGTCATCGCTGACGATCTCGCCGGGTTCGTGGCCCACCACGTTGAGTGGGCCGACGATCTTGTAGGTGTTCACGAGTGACTCCTATGCGTGGACGGTGACGTTGAACTCGCAGGTGAGATAAGAGGCATCACCAAGCGAAAGAGGTCGGACGGCGATCATGTCGCCGACCTTGAGCGTTGAGCAGTTACCGGCAAGTGTCTTGTCGGCTTCGATTGCTGCACGCACAGATTGCGTGCCGGCGTAACTCATCCAGCCGTCGAGATAGCGTTGCGCTACTCGATCACCCATGCGACCGGCGACGAGGCTGATGGTGAACTCCCATTCGGAAAGGCCGCCAGCCATCGCACGGTGATAGGTCACCGACTGCATCTGGATGACTGCCATCGGCGGGTTCACTTGTTCGGGCAGATGATCGGCGACTCGCAGCCCTGAGATGGTTGCGAGGCGAACGCCGAGTGCAGTCTGAAGTGATGAGGCGGTGCCAGCCATTAGGCGACGACCGGATTGCGATACGGGCGCAGCATGCGCTCGACATCGGGATCGATGGCGCGCACGGTAATGGCTCCGAGATCGCCGAAGCCGGCGACGCCGAGAAGCGAGTCGCCACGCTTGACGAGTCGACCAGCCAGGAGGATGCACGCCGAGGTAACTGGCGAAGGTACTGATGGCCATCCCCACTTGGCAGTGACCTGCAGGTAGGCGGGGGCGGCAGTGGTGAGGAACGAGAGGTTCACCGGGCGAATCATCGTGATCGGTGAGCCCTTGGCCAGTGAGTTGACTGGCTCGAGCTGATACTGCGCAGCTGTGAGTGTTGTGGCGTAGGTGCCATCTCCAGCCGAGTCGGTCTTGATGACTAGGCCGGTGGTGGTTGAGATGTCGTCAACCATGACGAGGTCGGCGACCGGTGGAACATAGAGCCGAGCGGTTGCGTTGGCGTCGGCATAGAAGCGACGGTCGCAGTGTTGGTCGATGACTCGCGAGGCTTCGGTGATGCGTGCCTCAAGCATGGTGTCGTCGACGGTGTCATTGATGCGCATCACGCTCTTGAGCTCAGCGAGGGTGCAGTAGCCGTTGGTGATGGCCATTAGATTCTCCAGACGCGGACATAGCCGCGGACGATTTCGTTAGCGCCATGCTCGGCAAGGAACCACGCAACCTCTGAGCCTTTGCCCTGGTCGTCTTCGTTGTCGTCGACTGCGAC